TCTAATAAAGAAGCACCACCAGAAGAAGGTAAAGAACAACAGTCCGATACACTAACTATAGTGTTTGGTAGATTTAATCCACCAACAGTTGGACATGAAAAACTTTTGAGTATGGCAAAGAAAACATCTACTGGTGGAGACTATAAAGTATATCCTTCACGTTCTCAGGATCCAAAGAAGAATCCTCTTGACCCTGACATGAAGATTTCATTTATGAAGAAGATGTTCTCTGACTATGAAGAGAATATTGTCAATGATTCAGAAATGAAAAATATCTTTGATGTTCTTGTCGCAGCAAATGAAGATGGATATGGGAATGTAAATATCGTTGTTGGTTCAGATCGACAAGCAGAGTTTGAGAATCTTGCTCAGAAATATAATGGACAACTATATGAGTTTGATTTGATTCGTGTCATTTCTGCTGGTGTAAGAGATGCAGATGCTGAAGGTGTAGAAGGAATGTCTGCATCTAAGATGCGTAAGGCAGTTATTGATGATGACTTTGATTCATTCCGTAGAGGAACACCTAAGAAACTTGATGATGGTGACACTAAAGCACTCTTTAATGCAGTTCGTACTGGTATGAAACTGAAGAGTAAAGAAAAGGTTACTGCAGAGATGTGGGAAATTGCTCCTAAGTATGATCATAAAGGACTTCGTGAGAACTATGTCTCTGGGAAAATTTTTAGTCTTGGAGATATTGTAGAGAATCTAAACACTGGATTGGTTGGTGAGATTATTCGTAGAGGAACTAATCATCTTATTTGCGTTACTAAAGAGAACTATATGTTCAAGTCCTGGATTAAGGATGTGATGGAAGCAGTTGTAAATTATCCTGGACCTTCTGGTGTATCTGGTCCAGAGAGAGAAGTTGGAACTGATTCAAACAGAAACTATACGATGAGAATGACAGGAACTAGTGCTATCAAGAATTTCATAAATAAGTATAAGGCTAAAAAGTAAAATACTATACTCATGACTCACCTCAACGATATCTCCGATGTGTATATGGAGAAGGTTGCTAAACCTGACTTTCTAGATCTAGATAAAGATGGTAATAAAAAAGAACCTATGAAGAAGGCAGCAGTTGAAGCACCTGCAGAAAGGTTGAAGACTGATCGTGATGGGTATCGTGTTCCTAAGAAAGATGCTGATGCTGCTAAAGAAAGACTATTGGCAAAAGCAAGAGCAAAACGTGCAAAGATGTCTGAAGGACTTGATCCTGTAGGTAAGGAAGACGGTGACGTTGATAATGACGGTAAGAAAAATACTAAGTCTGATAAGTATCTTCTAAATCGTCGTAAGGCAATCGGCAAAGCAATGAAGGAAGGAACTAGTAAAGATGTTGAAGTTCCATCTAAAGATCTCGTAAAACTTGCAAAGAAAGCAGCAAATAGAATTGACACCAACGTAAGTGGTGATGTCAATAAAAAGGATAAGTCTATGGGTGACTATGGTGAGTTCGTTCCTTCTCCTGACGGTAAGAAGAAAGTAACTACTAAGATTGGTGAAGGATATTCAAACTGGAGAGATGATCTTCGTGAAGTTGTTGGTGAAGATGGTGAAGAATCAAAGCAAGTAAAGGAAAAGAATGTAAAGAATACTATTACCATTAATCCTAAGATTTCTGAGGAAGTTACTATCCTAGAAAACACTGAGATGGATGAAGTAGATCTTGCTGTTTATACTGTATATGATGAACTAGTTCAAGAAGGATTTGATGTATATGATGTAGAAGATGCTGTTGAGTATGCAATCATTGAAGCAACAGTAACTTTTGGTCATGATACTGACAAACCACATAAGAAGGATACTTCTACTGGTCGCATGGTGAAGGCAGTTGGTAGACTTGCAAGACAAAAACTTAAGTCTACTGGTAAGAAAGCAAAACTAAAGTCTGCTCAGGCACAAGTTGCTGCTTACAATAAAGGTAGAGAAGCAGCACAAACTGCTGGTGATAAAGTTAGAAAGGCAAAGGCATCTGCCGCGGCAGCACCTAAAAAGGCAAAGAAAGGTGTCAAAAGTATGATTAAGAAAGCAGCACAGAAAGTTGTTAATCGTATGAGTGAAGAGACTTCTATGGAAATGTCTCCTCAAGAAATTGCTCTCCAGAAAAAGAAGGCAATGGTTGATCAACAAATTGCACAGAAGAGAAAGCAGGCTTTAGGTAAAGTTACAAAAGAAGAAACTGAAGATTCTCTAAGAGATCGTCGCATGGAACGTGGTGGTGTTGATGGAAACAACCGTTACAAGAGTGCTACTAAACCTACCAACACTGCTGGTAAAAAGAAACCCTATGATGGTATGTCTGCACTTGAGAAAGTAAAGGCAAGCATCCGTGCCAAGCATGGACAGGGTGCAATAATGGATACCAAGAAGAAGTAATGCCTGCTGTATCTAAGGCACAGCAAAGATTTATGGGTATGGTTTATGCCACTAAGAAAGGTGACATGACCAACCCTTCTCCTGAGGTTGCTAAAGCAGCAGCATCAATGAAGAAGAGTGATGCAAAAGACTTTGCTTCTACTAAACACAAGAAACTCCCTGAGAAAAAATCTCTTAAAGAGTTTTTGGAGAATATATAGTATTAACAACAGAGGTTTATCATGCTATCCTTTCTACTTCCACTCGCATCGAAGGTAATTTCTGATGCTGTCAAAAAAATTCCAGAAAATGAAGAACTTGGTGAGAAACTCATTGAGATCTGTCTTGTTATTCTTGCTAAGGCAGTTAAGTTAACTAAGACTGATATGGACGATCAACTCTTAGAAGTTGTCTCTAAAGCAATTCTTACAAGAGAAGAAGCACCTGCCGAATAAGTATAAATAAGAAAATAAATGATACGGAGATCATTTTGTGGTCTCCATTTTTTATAAATATCTAATAGCAAATGTATTCAAAGGAAAAGAAACATGGCACTTTGGGGAAATAGTGATAATGTAACCTCTGCTGGCACCGTTAGTCTTAATTACGCTACCCGTGTTGTGACAGGTTCCACCACTGGGTTTGGTAATGCTGGATCTATTCAAGCAGGTGATGTAATCAGATTTGGTGATGATCCTGTATCTGGTGTTTATTTTGGTGATGCTGTCGTCGCATCCATTACAAGCACCACACAACTAACTATTGCTTCTACTGCTGGTCTCAGTGGTGCTGCAATTGCTGCAACTAACTTCTCTGCAAGTCAGTGTCCTTCATACACTGTTGGAGATGTTAAGTATAGTGAGTCTGCTAGTGGCACTGCTGATGCTTACGTTTACGGTGTAGCAAAGCAGGGTGCTCAGAACGCAAATGGAACTGTGTTTGAGACTGGTGTTGGTTGGGTTGGAGTTACCACCTATAACGATACTCACGGAAACTATAGAGTTAAGAAAGAAGTTCTAGTTGCAATGTCTGGTATTACTACAGGCAATGCTCCAATTTATGACGCAGACCCACTAAGTTGATAACTTGAGATATGTTATTTGATGAATTGAATGAGGAAAATTTCTTATTATTTGCTATAAAAAATTATGAGAATCCTCAAGCTATTACTAAAGATGATTTCCATCGTGACTTGAATCACTTCAAGTACATTAAAAGGCTCATGAGGAAATATAAGAGCACTGGTGAATTAAAGGTACATTTGCTTCTTAATCACTTCATCATTTTGTACAATATATTTGATGATGCAACAACACCAATGCTCTTTTATAAACTCGAAGAGGATCTCTGGTCAACAACAAAAACTTTTGTACATTTTTTGAATAGGTTGCCAGAGTATCCACGATGTTATATTCATGATATTGAAAGTGATGCCATTGCATTAGAAAAATTACAAATTTTATATAACGATAATGGAAAAGACTGATCGATTCATACAACTCATCCGTGAAATGATCGCAGTCGGTGCTGGTGGATTTACTGGTTCTTCTGCTGCAGCAGGACCAACCGCAGGTTATGATCCTCTGATTAAATTTCAGAGACGTGGAAACACAGATTATAGAAAAGTTCCTAAAACTTACAAACAATGGGTAAAATCTTTAGACAAGAAAAATGTTAGGTTTCGGTAAATTAGCAGTGCTGGAATCAAAATTAGACATTTATGAAGATCTCTCCAAAGAGATGCTTGACAAACTTGAAAGAGCAGTAGGTACAATCTCTGATAACAGTAATAAAGTTGCTGTTATACTAGAACGTCATGAAAATAGATTGGATGAATCTGATCGTGCTGATAAACTTATCATCGGTATGCTTGAGGAGATGAAGGAGAGGCATGACAAGGATCATGAACTGGTTCAAAGTAGGATCAGCAAGATCCAGAAGAGAGTGGATACGAACGCAAAGTTTGTTATCGGTGCGGGAGCAGTCCTCGCAACCTTTGTGGCAATATTACAAGTGGTTCCACCTTTCATAAAAGCATTGACACCATCGTTAAATACGAGTATGATGGAAAGAGCAGAAGTAGTGTCTTTCGTAAATGGATCAAATTGATGCAAAATATATTACTTTAGTTTCTGCCAGACTACAAAAATTTAAAAGAGTAAAATCAAATCTATACAATTTTAGATGCCCAATCTGTGGAGATTCACAGAAGAATAAGAGTAAAACTAGGGGATACATCTATCAAGTAAAGACAAATACTAACTTCAAGTGCCATAATTGTGGTGCCTCAATGTCTTTTAACAATTTCCTTAAGAAAATGGATGTTGTTTTGTATAAGAGTTATTGTCTTGATAAATTTAAAGATGGTCACACTGGTAGGAACTTTGTAGTAGATGAACCTAATTTTGTTTTTGAGAAACCTAAGTTTGTACAAAAGGTCAATCTTCCTCTATGCAGTGAGATAGAAGTTAGTAAAACCTATCTTCAAAATCGTAAGATTGATCCTACCAAATTTTATTATGCAGAAAACTTTGATGAGTTTGTACAATCTTTTAATGGTTTAAACCATGGATATATGGGCAAAGAACCTAGAATTATTATTCCATTATATTGGGATAAGAATCTTATTGGATTTCAAGGCAGAAGTCTAAATTCCAAATCTATTAAATATATTACTATAATGCTTAAAGATGGAGCACCAAAAATATATGGACTTGATAACATCGCAAAAGACTCTAGAGTCTACATTACAGAGGGACCATTCGACAGCACGTTTATTCGCAACTCAATTGCTATGTGCGGAGCTGACCTTGATATTAGTAGTTGGGGTATCAGCAATCCTGTTTGGATCTATGATAATGAACCACGGAACAGAGAGATCCTTAGCAGGGTCAGTCGAACAATCGATAGTGGCGACTCCATAGTCATTTGGCCATCACATATTAAGGAAAAGGACATAAATGATATGGTCCTTGCTGGACATGATGTCCAAAATCTGATAGAATTAAATACTTATTCTGGTTTAGAAGCAAAACTAAAATTCACCACCTGGAAGAAAATATGAGCAACGGTATCAAGGTTAAAAAACGTAGTGGAACTATTGAGGTATTGAACCTAGAAAAGATGCATAAGATGGTTGAGGCTGCTTGTGAGGGTCTCTCTGGTGTGTCTGCAAGTCAGGTAGAGATTCAATCTGGAATTCAATTTTATGATGGTGTCACTACTGATGAAATTCAAGAGATTTTGATTCGTTCTGCTTCGGATCTAATTGACCTTGAGCACCCTAATTATCAATATGCAGCTGCACGTCTACTTCTATTTTCCATCCGTAAACAACTTGCGGTAAAGTTTAAGAGAAGTCCTACTCTCTTAGAGCAGATTAATTATGGCATTGAGAATAATGTCTATGATAAAGAATTGCTGCAAAAGTATACTGAAGAAGAACTTGAAAGGGTAAACTCTTTTATCTATCATGATAGAGATTATCTATTCACCTATGCTGGTTTGCGGCAAGTTACTGATAAATATTTGGTACAGGATAGAAGTAATGGGGATGTATTCGAGACTCCTCAGTTCATGTACATTCTGATTTCACTTACTATCTTTGCAGAGTATCCCAAAGAAACACGATTAACATATGTCAAACGATACTACGACGCAATCAGCAAACACAAAATCAACATTCCCACACCTATCATGGCGGGAGTGCGAACTCCACTGCGACAATTTGCTAGCTGTGTTCTTGTTGATGTTGATGACACCCTCGATAGCATCTTTAGTTCTGATATGGCTATCGGCAGATATGTTGCACAAAGGGCGGGAATCGGTATCAACGCAGGTAGAATCCGTGGAATCAACGCTAAGATCAGAGGTGGAGAAGTTCAACACACTGGTGTTGTACCATTCCTTAAAAAGTTTGAATCGACTGTCAGATGCTGCACTCAAAATGGCATACGAGGTGGAAGTGCGACTGTACACTTCCCAATCTGGCACCAAGAAATAGAAGACATCCTTGTTCTTAAGAACAATAAGGGTACAGAAGACAATCGAGTGAGGAAACTTGACTACTCAATCCAGATTTCAAAACTTTTCTACGAACGTTTCATCAAAGATGAAGAGATTAGCCTCTTCTCACCGCATGACGTACCAGGTCTCTATGATGCTTTTGGTACTGATACATTTGACGATCTCTATGTACGTTATGAATCAGATGAGTTTACTCCAAGAAAGACGATTGGGTGTCAAAGTCTGATCCTAGATCTTCTAAAGGAACGTGCAGAGACTGGTCGTCTTTACATTATGAATATCGATCATTGCAACTCACATTCATCTTTCAAAGATAAGGTGTATATGAGTAACCTATGTCAGGAGATTACTCTACCTACAGATCCACTCCAGCATATTGATGGTGAAGGTGAAATTGCACTGTGTATTTTATCTGCTATTAACATAGGCAAGGTTAAGTCTGATTCTGAATTAGAAAATCTTTGTGATCTTTCTGTCCGTGGATTAGAAGAATTGATTGACTATCAGAAGTATCCCATCCTTGCAGCAGAACTTGCTACAAAGGCACGTAGATCTCTTGGAATAGGTTTTATTGGTCTTGCTCACTACCTTGCCAAATTGGGGTTCAACTACGATTCTCAAGAGGCATGGGATGCCGTTCATGGTTTATCAGAATCCTTCCAATATTATCTTTTAAAGTCTTCTAATGAGATTGCAAAAGAGAAAGGTGCTTGTGAAGGTTTCTCACGAACAAAATATTCTGATGGAATTCTTCCGATTGATACATATAAGAAGGATTTGGATGAAGTTACTTCTATCGCATTGCAGCATGATTGGGAAAGTCTTAGAGAATCTATCACTACCTACGGTCTTAGGCACTCAACATTGTCCGCACAAATGCCATCAGAGAGTAGCTCCGTTGTGTCAAACGCAACCAATGGAATCGAACCACCTAGAGGATACCTGTCCGTTAAAAAATCAAAGAAAGGACCTCTTAAGCAGATTGTTCCACAATATAATACACTGAAAAATAATTATACTTTGCTTTGGGAGATGGAGAGTAACCAAGGTTACATCAACGTCGTTTCCGTTATGCAAAAATTCTTTGACCAAGCTATATCTGGTAATTGGTCCTATAACCCTGAGAACTATCCCGATAATGAAGTTCCAGTTTCTGTCATGGCAAATGATTTTCTAACTACATACAAGTATGGTTGGAAGACTTCTTATTATCAAAATACTTATGATAACAAGACCGATGAGGTCGGTGAAGATAAAAAAGAACAACTAAACGCAATTTTAGAAGAACTAAGTCAATCCGAGGAGGGAGAGTGTGAATCCTGTGCAGTTTAAAATGTCATCAGTAGAAGAGTCTAATAATGTAATTGAAGGCATGACTGTCTTCAATACTGAACAAGTAAATACAAAGAAGCAACCTATGTTCTTCGGTAAACCTCTGGGTGTTCAGAGATATGATTCTTACAAGTATCCTATTTTTGATAAATTAACTACCCAACAATTGGGTTATTTTTGGAGACCAGAAGAAGTTTCGTTACAGAAAGACCGTGGAGATTATCAAACACTTCGTCCTGAACAAAAGCATATCTATACAAGTAACCTCAAGTATCAGATTATGCTTGACTCCATACAAGGGCGTGGTCCTGGGATGGCTTTTATACCTTATTGCAGTCTACCCGAACTAGAAGCATGTATGGAAGTCTGGGGATTCATGGAGATGATCCACAGTCGTTCTTACACATATATCATTAAGAATATCTATTCAGATCCTTCAGAGATCTTTGATACTATTGTCACAGATCCTCGCATCCTAGAACGTGCTGCGAGTGTTACAGGTGCATATGATGATTTTATTAACAGTGCTCAAACTTGGGGCAATGGTAATATGTGGCAAGATGATTTTAGAGACTCACCTTCATCCAAATGGGAAATCAAAGATGTCAAAAGAAAACTCTACAGAGCAGTCGCAAACGTTAATGTTCTTGAGGGTATTAGGTTCTACGTTAGTTTTGCTTGTTCTTTCGCCTTTGGTGAACTCAAGCTCATGGAAGGATCAGCAAAAATTATTTCACTCATTGCAAGAGATGAAAACCAACATCTAGGTATTACTCAGAATATCTTGAATAAGTGGAAGCAGGGTGATGATCCTGAGATGAAGCAGATTATGAAGGAAGAGGAAGAGTGGACCTATCAGATGTTTAAGAATGCTGTAGATGAAGAAAAGAAATGGGCAGAGTACCTGTTCAAAGATGGTTCGATGATTGGTCTGAATGACAAACTACTTAAGAATTATGTTGAGTGGGTTGCAAACCGTCGTATGAAGTCTATTGGTCTTAAACCAGTTTATGATATTTCTGCCAAAGCAAATCCACTACCATGGACAGAGCACTGGATCTCTTCTAAAGGACTCCAAGTGGCACCACAAGAGACCGAAGTTGAGTCTTACGTGGTAGGTGGAATCAAGCAAGATGTTAAGGCAGATACGTTCTCTGGATTTAAACTATGATGACACAGTGGGCAATCAAATTAATTTCGGATAATACTGTCAAATTATCTGATGATGATATTAGGTTATTGAGATTTGGACCTCAACCTTGGTTGCCTCATGAAGTTATACGGTATAACCTATTGAAACTCAAAGTTAAATCTGATTAATCTTAAGACCTTCGGGTCTTTTTTTATGGTTACATATTAGTAGGCATAAATTTTTATTGCTAAAATGTATTGATTCGCACACAAACTGTATACATAGTACAGAATTATGAGAGGTGTTTAAATGAACCCAAATCCTTCCTTTATTATGTCCACTTGTACACGAGGATTAACCAATGAAAAATTTACTATCCAGAGCACAGTTAAATGAATGGAGGCACTTCGAGAATACACTTGATGAGTTGACGGTAGAAAACGAAAAATTTAATGATTATTATGAATGTTTAATTGAATGTGACTTTTTAGGACAGCATGAATGTAAAAAAATTTGTAAGAGAATCTTAGTTTAGTTTATATGGGATCATACGATCCCTTTTTTATGTCTAAATATTTTGGACTATGTAATATATGAATGGTAGACTATGAAAATCCTTGGATATACATGGAACGAGCTTTTGATAGTTGCGATGTTGGGGACTACTTTGGCTTTGTTTATCTCATTACCAATCTCACAAACCAACGACAGTACATTGGGAGAAAGTATTTTTGGTCGTTCAGAACTCCAAAAGGGAAGAAACGAAAAGTCAAGCAAGAGAGTGATTGGAAGCGGTATTATGGATCTTGCCCAGAATTGAAAGAAGATATCGAAAAGATTGGTAGGGATAAATTCAAAAGGAAAATATTATCACTACATAAAACAAAGGGAAAGACAAACTTTGAAGAGACTCGTCAACTGTTCGCATATAACGTTCTTACAGAATCTCTTAATGGAGAACCAGCATACTATAACAGTAATATTTTAAGTCGATACTTCAGAAAAGATTATTATGGAAACGATTGACACTTATTTTAGATACTGTGCAGAGATAAGTAAAGATCATGAACGGACTATACGTTCTGGTCAAGTAACACATGTGAAGAATGTTTTTAAGGATCCTTATAGGATGCTTAATTTTCAATCACTATTAACTAAATGGGAATCGTGCAGTAATTCCAAACCAGGAATTATGTCTTTGAAGATTCCGTATTGGACTGCTGATATTATTTCTGATGAAATACTTGATTTACCAGAACATGATAGTTACAAAAATGAATCTGAGTTTTATTACTTTTATTATAATAATACATGTATGGAGATGGGCATTGATAGTTTAGTTAGCAATAATTGTATACTTCCTCATACTGATCCTGGTCCTAATAGACCTCAATGCAATATAATTGGTCTTATTAATTTAAATCAAAGGGATGTGTCTACTGCATTTTGGAGATTTAAGGGATTACTTATGGAAGATACTGATGACTTTGCTGATGAATATAATGAATACGTTAATGATATAAATTATGATAATTATGATGAGAAGTCTTGCTGCACAACTTTGCACAAAGCATTTGAAATGACATATGGGTTTAATGAGGCAATATTCTATGACTCTAAATGCTTTCATTCACCAGTAATCGATAAGTATTATACAAGAGAAAACCCACGCATCATGATGAGATTGTCGTATGTGCTTGACTACGATGATGAAGAGTGTTATGATGACTGAGTTGCAAAAGACTCATGGAAGAAAAAGTAATCGATTGCGTCTCGGATGTTATTGATTGGGCACATGGACGCATAGCATCACAAGAACTTGAGTGGGAAGATGTAGTAGCACTATCATTGGAGTTTAAGGAATGGTTAGAAGAAGATGAAATTGATCTTTTATATCTTGACAGATTGGAGTAGATGATTTATAATTTAAGAGTTGAGAAGGAACTCCTCACTCAACTGCGGTAACTCTCTTGGTAGTTCAGAGTTAGCGGCGATAAGAACTACCACTCTGGTTCAGTAGCTCAGATGGATAGAGCCACGCACTTCTAATGCGTTGGTCGCAGGTTCGAGTCCTGCCTGAATCGTTGCCTTTCTTCTTTTATGGGTAAATATGATTTTGGTGGACAACCACCAGTAGCAGTCAATATACTCAGACTCATTAGTGAGTTGGAAGGTTCTTCTCAAATGCTTAAATATATGGGATTTGAAGAAGATATGAATACGATCAATGAAATGAAGAGGAGATATTATAAACTCTACTTCAAGACCAATAAAGAAGAAAAGGCAAACAATCCTCTATAGCTCAGTTGGTAGAGCAGGTGACTGTTAATCACCCTGTCCCTGGTTCGAGTCCAGGTGGAGGAGTATGCGGGTTTAGTTTAGAGGTAAAACTAAAGGTTTCCAACCTTTCGTCAGGAGTTCGATTCTCCTAACCCGCTTTATAAAATATGACTAAATACAGTCATTGTTAATTTAATCTGATCATGATTACTGTACAATGTAAGATATGTAAAACAGAATTATCAAGTACATCCAAAGATCAATGCTGTGGATGTCCAAATCAAATGATATTAAAAGACGACAAAGTGTCTGCAGTTAATCTAGGTGATGTTTTGATAATAAAATCAAATAAAAGTATTAACAATAACACCTCTTTATCAAGTTCAGATCTACAATATCAGGAGAACCGTAGACAAAGAAAAGTCCGTAAACTTGATTTTGAGGTGAGGTAGTGACTTCCATTTACTATACAGTATATCTTGTCCTATTAACTTTTTTTGCACTTATTGTAATTGGTGGTTATGAGTCTACACTACGGTTAGTTCGTTATCTTGACTTACAACTCAGGATGGAGATTATCCAAATCCGAGTATTTTTTATGAAGCGTAAATTAGAAAAGGATATGAAATCTTTTCACAAAAAATATGGAGGCAAAAATGTCGGAAACAAAAACTTGCATTAAGTGTGGTGCTACTTGGGTCGATGGTCAACACTATTGGGGTGGCACTGGAGCACTAGGAAATGAAGATGATCTTGCTGGATTAATCTGTAATAAGTTAGGAAACGATGACTGTATCAACCCAAAACGTGGTTCTGAGCAGGGAATTACTTGGGAAGATAGACTGGATAGTCTAAATAAAAAGCAAAATGAATTGGACCTGTGAAATGCCAAGAAGTAGAATGAATAAGATTGATCTTGAAGCAAGAGTATATAGATTAAAAAATGAATTGTATAATAGAGAAATGAATTCATCAATGACAGGTCAATGGTCCGATGGTGCTCACTACACTTTAAATAAAGTTCTAGACATTCTACAAGAATATAGTAGTTAATGAATCCAGAAGAGAAAAGAGAATTCTATAAATCTTTGAGAGAAAGAATTCATCAATTGCGGATGGGTCATCTCTTTGAAGAACCTTGCCCACTCTATGAACCAGAGTGGGATGATGATCTTTGGGACTGTCGTCTTAGTTATGATTTAAATGACGATGATTTGACAGATGGTTAGTAAAGTCTTATAATTAGTATGTTCGGAATTTTTTGATAATAATGGAACCTAGTAATAAGCATCAAGTTGCTGAAGATCCTTTCGTTTTTTATGAGCAGATCATTCCTGAGAAACTAATAGATCTCATGGTAGAAGAACTACCAAAGTATGATGGATCATATGCAGAAGCAGAGATTGGAGATCGTGAAACTGGAGCATTGTTTGAAAATAAAAGAAACTCCAAAGTTTCTTGGATGTATGAGGATGACTGGGTTTCATCTATGTTTGCACACTACTTTCACTTGGCAAACAAAGAGTATTGGGAATATGATCTCAATTGTCTAGACGGTATTCAAATCACCCGTTATGATGAAGGTGATCATTATACTTGGCATTCTGATTATGGAACTGCAGAAGATAATCGTTTTACCAGGAAGCTAAGTGCAACTCTTCTAGTTACTGACTCTAGTGAGTATGAGGGTGGTGAACTGGAGTTTATTGATTACCATAATAATCTAGTTGTTGCACCTTCCATCAAAGGAACAATGATTGTATTTGATTCTCGCATTCCACACCGTGTTCGACCTGTGACTAAGGGTACTAGAATTTCTCTTGTAACTTGGATGCTTGGTCCTAAACTAGTGTAAGATGGTTAGATATATTTCCTTTAGTCCCTATTATTCTGGACTAGTGAACATTATAATGTCATATGAAATGTTCTTGGCAATTGCAGCAATCACTAAGAGGAAGGTTATTCTTCCTCCAGATTGTTGGATGCTTTTCCTGTCTAAGAGTCAGAAGAAAAAAGACTGGATTGACTTCTGGAAGATCTTTGATAAGGAAGTCCTTCTAGAAGAATTTGATTGTATTGAACATAAAGATGTACCAGAGTTCCGAGGAAAATTGGGAAAGATGCAGGGAAAGAATTCTTATACGAAAGACCTTGGAAAGTGTGGATTAGATCTTGCTGAAATGTTTTTTGACTCATCTACAGTATCTGATGAGCATACTGTATTTGTAAATGAAGAAATTGATACTCAAGACTTTCATGATTTCTGTCACGACAGAACCGTGATGGAATTAGATTGTGATGAGAAGTTTATGCATTTTGAGAACAATCTGTTTGGTCATTTCTGGTATCATGTTTATCCTGGTGGTGAAAACCTTAGGAATAAACTAAAGGATAAAGTGAATAGAGTCTTGAGATATCATGATAAATTTTACTTCTATGCAGATACGGTTCATCAAGAACTTGGACCATTCAATTCTATTCACGTCAGACGAAATGATTTCTTAGATGCAAGAGAGGATGAGATTCAATGCGTAAATGCTCCTGAGAAGATTCTGGAGATGGTAGATAGACTTCCATTCTATGATAAGTCTTTGCCTCTTTATATTGCCACTGATGAGCAAGACAGATCATTCTTTGATCTAGTTGGAGAAAAGTATGACATTTACTTCTACGAAGATTTTGATTATAAGTTTGGTGATGACTTTGAAGAAGATGATCTTCACATTGCAGTCTTAGAGCAAACTATATGCTCACAGTCAGAAAACTTCTTTGGAACGTATCTTTCAACATTTTCAAAAAGAATTAATATTATGAGAGGTCTTGAGGGTAGACAAGCAGAAGATCATCTTGGAATTAATCATCTACCAGAAGAACCCGATGAGAATCTGACAGATGTATTTCCTTGGAGAAAAATGTCTGACAATACTTGGCAATGGAATTCCTCATCTCATTTGCAGTGGATGCATGAAGAAAGTGGTAAGTTGGTTGGAGTATGAAAGAAGTTTTACAACCTATATTCAATGATGTTCCTTTCAAGAAAGTAAAGGTTCCTGATAATCTTTATTCATTTATGATGGATGAGTATGAGACTTTGGTCTTTGATATTAAAGATCAAGACGTTACTTACGATAGGAACTATAAAACTTATACGAGTGGTGGAATATCGATCAAAGGTTCTAGATCACCTTTCTGTATGAAGACTGAAATATCTCAGGAACTTTATAATATGTGTTATGAAGAGATCACTCCTATGATTGAGGACTGGTCTGGTCAAGAGTTGGAGATGACTTGGGCATATGGCATTAGAAATTATGTTCGGGATTCCATACTTCATCTTCACAGAGACCGAATTGAAACTCATATAATTAGTTGTATAATTTACGTTGACCAACAATCACAAGAGAATTGGGCATTGGATTTTTTTGATCATGAACATAATCATCACAAAGTTCTTTTTGAACCTGGTGATATGCTCTTCTACGAAAGTCTATGTTTGCATGGAAGAATTGATCCTTTCCAAGGAGACTATTATAGAAACATGTATTTCCACTGGAAACCAATTGATTGGTGGTATGAAGATTTGTATGACCTAAGAACCGATTTTAGAGATGGAGCAGAATTTAGAAACTACTACGGACAAGAATATCTCTACAACAGAGAAGAAAGAGTCGTCCCTAGAACTATTTAAACCACCTGACGAACTGGCACAGGTGGAAGATGACGAGGACTATATCCTATGGTATCATAATCATAATCAGGGTTCCTGATACCACTGCTTCCTTAGCAATCTGGTGAATGCAGCAAACTCATAATTTGCCTAAGGTGAGTTCGATCCTCACAGGAAGCATTGGGATTGACTTTCAGTCCCAAATCTGATAAACTACAAGAGTAACCTTACACAAGACAATGACTATCACTGCTAAGTTCAAGAAGGATATCAATACCCTTCGTTCTGCTGCAAACGGTGAAATTCTTCTAGACGTGAAGAATCCAAAACTTTTCAAAAAAGTACGTCGTTATTATGAGAATACAGGTGTTGTATTCTCAGGTGATCCACTTGATGATTATGATATCTTGATGGAACAAGTTGCTATTGATCTTGAGTCTGTGGAGGTTGCGTGAACGATCTGGATCCCAAGTCTGTTGCTTCAACAAAGACTATTGTAATTCACGAACGATTTCCCTATCGGTTCGTTCAAAGAGGTTACATTCAACTGAATGGTAAACCAGACTTTCGTATGCAAAAAGCAAATGAGTATACTAAAAAATACTCAGATGTTTATTTGTTTGACAATGGTGATCAAATGCTTCTTGCTATTGAAGATCCAGAATATCCTAAATGGTTAGATCCAGAAGGTGTTCCTTGTTATGTTACAGACTCGGTAAGTCGTTAATAAAATATGTTTAACTTAGGTATTCATGGTTCTCACAATGCAGCACTTGCATTGTCTTATGAAGATGAAGTTTTAGAAGTAGTAGAACTTGAGAGATTTATCTCTCATAAAAATGCTGCTCTATATTTTTATGAGAAACCTCCTCACAAAATTAATTATGTGAGAGAGATTAGTGAATACTTTAAAAGAAAATATAATTTTGATAAGTATGATTTAATTGCTATTAATTCTATATCAGAACAAGTATTTCCGTGGAAAGAAATATTTGGTGATGCCAATATTGAGTACTGTGATCATCATGTTGCTCATACTTGCTGTGCCTTTTATCAGTCACCTTATAGGGAAGCATTAATTGTTTCCTTTGATGGTGGTTCTGATGAAGGTTTCTTCAATATCTATACTATGAAGAGAGGTGAAGACCCAGTAAGAATCTATACTGGGGAAAAAGACTATGCAGTCTCTTATATGGCACCAGCACACTTTATCCCTGCTATTCGTAATGAAGATGATATTTACCAGGGAAATTTAGTTTATCCTGGTAAGTTGATGGGTTATGTAGGGTATGGTAATTACCGAAAGGATATTGCTGAAAAATTAATTGAGTTCTATGAATCAAATACTTATGATGATGTTCCAGATGCTGTCTGTAGATTTGTAGAAAAGTTTGAACTGCAAGATTGGTCTGAACAATTCGGACTACAGAACGCACAAGATATTGCAACAACAAATCAAATTATATTTGAGAAGTTGTTCAGAGAAGAGATACAACCATTTCTAGATCAGTATTCAGATTTACCTCTGATTCTGACTGGTGGTTGTGCTTTGAATATCATTAACAACACGAATATTGCACGGGAACGTAGAGTTTTTGTTCCACCAAATCCTAGTGATTGTGGTATTGCATTAGGTGCATTGCTATTCATCATCAAACCAGAACGTCAAGTTGACATCACTTATTCAGGATCACCTGTATGGGATCGAATGGAAATTGGTAGATACTTACGTGAAAGGGAGAATTCTCAAGAAATTTCTGCAAAAGAAGTTGCAAAGATTATTCTTGATGGTGGTATTGTAGGTGTAGTACGTGGTGGATCTGAGCATGGTCCTAGAGCACTTGGGAATAGGAGTCTCCTATGTGATGCGACTAATCCTGACATGAAAGATATTATGAATCTTAATGTCAAGAATCGAGAATCGTTCAGACCTTTTTCTCCTATTGTAAGACTTGAAGATTTAAACAAGTATTTCGATTGGGAAAAAGAGTCTAGACATATGACCTTTTCTCCTGAAGTGAGACCAGAGTATCGTAAATTACTATCTTCTGTTACTCATGTAGACGGAACTGCAAGAGTTCAAACAGTTACTAGAAAGCAGAATGAATATATCTACCAAATTTTGGGTGAACTAGACACTCTGTCTGGTCATGGAGTTCTACTTAACACTTCTTTTAATGTAGCAGGTAAACCAATCTTGAATACATATAAGGAAGCATTTGAAGTACTCGATGCAAAACCCATAACTGGGTTAGTCCTAGAAGATTACTATTTTCCAAAATGAATCACATAGATAAACCATGGGGTTGGTATAAGGATCTTGAAAGACATCATAATGTGGTGATTAAAAAGATTCATGTCAAACCTTTCAAGAGAATTTCTCTTCAAAAACATGCCCATAGGGATGAGTTTTGGTATATTCTTTCTGGTTCTGGTAAGGTAATTGTTGGTAATGAAACTATACCAGCAAATCCAAGTTCAACTTTTATTATCGGTAGAGGTGAGGTTCATAGAATCGAAGCAAATGCTGATGGTATTACCTTTTTAGAAGTTCAAGAAGGTGAATGTAAAGAAGATGATATTATTCGTTTAGAGGATGATTATAATAGAGTCACGGACGGACTGTAACAGAACTGGTGGAGTCAATTGACCCTATTAGGTTTCTTGTTTCCTTAAAAAACAAGTGGCGAGCCTGCAAGACCCAGAGGGAATTCTTCCCTCTTTTTTTATTCTAAATATTACATGACGTTTAAATCAAATTAACATGGCATACAAAGGACAAGCAGCAAAATCTGCAAGTGGTGCATCTATGTCAAAGTATGATGTAGAAGTTGAAGCAAGACTTACAGCACTAGAATCAGAAGCACACAAAAAACCAACTGGTGCTACTGCGGCAAAGGTTGAGGAAAGACTATCTGCTTTGGAAGCAAAAGCACACACACCTTGCACTGGTGGTAGTAAAGGTGCTAAACTAGATGCAGCAGCACTTCCAGTAGCAGCACCTAGAAAGACGACTCCTGCAGGAGGAAGAATCGACTCACTAGAAGCAAGACTTGAGGCACTGATTGCACAACTTTCCTAATGACATATGTCAATTGAATTGATACCTTTATTTTCTGTCCCTGTTATTAAATTTAAGTTTAGCAAGCACAATAATTATAATTTCCCAATCATCGAAAGGAAAGAACGTATTCCCGATGGTTGGGAAGTTTCGCTTAATAGTTCTTTTCCAGATATTGAAGATGATGATCCATACATCTTTCCTGAGACTAGGAATTGTATTGAACGTGATTTACTTATGGATATTCAAGTAGTATTGAAACGTCTCGGAATATCTTATAAGGGTGCTTACTGTACACAAATCTGGTATAATGTGTATCATGACAATCAGGGTCAAGAACCTCATGATCATTTAGTAAATGCTGGAGATACTAATTCATATTGGTCTGGAATTTATTATAATAAGGGAGCATCACCAACAAGGTTTCATAATGCACATAGATATATGAAACTTTGTATGCCATCAGACATTCATCCCGATTCACCAATTTCAGATATGTATTCTGATATGTGCGATCAAGAAGTTCGAGATGGTGATGTAATTTTATTTCCACCTTGGTTGGTTCATGAAGTAATTCCAGATCAAACTAGGACTGATATGAGATTGACATTTACATTTAATGTAGGATATAATCATGAGTAATGCAAATAAGAAAATGAAGACAGCATTAATTACTGGTATCACTGGACAGGATGGTTCTTATCTTGCCGAGTTGCTACTTGAAAAAGGATATATGGTGCATGGAATTGTTCGGAGAGCATCTCTAATCAACACTGCTCGTATTGATCACATCTTTGACCATGAACGAGTTAAATTGCATTATGGGGATCTATCTGATTCCGCAAATATTGTTCATATACTTCAGAAATCTCAACCTGACGAGATTTACAATCTTGCAGCACAGAGTCATGTTAAGGTATCTTTTGAGATGCCTGAGTACACTGGTAATGTTGATGGTCTAGGAACACTTCGTATTCTTGAGGCAGTCCGCATTTTAGGTATGGAGAAGAAGTGTCGTATCTATCAAGCATCAACGTCTGAGATGTATGGTCTTGTTCAGGAATCTCCTCAGACTGAGACCACACCTTTTTATCCACGTTCTCCATATGGGTGTGCAAAGGTTTACTCCTATTGGATCACAAAGAACTATCGTGAGTCCTATGGAATGTATGCTTGTACTGGCATCTTATTCAATCATGAATCACCTCGTCGTGGTGAGACCTTTGTAACTCGCAAGATCACTCGTGGTCTTTCTCGTATTTCTGTTGGAGAGCAAAAGGTTCTCTATCTGGGAAACCTAGATGCAAAACGAGATTGGGGACATGCAAAGGATTATGTTCGTGCTATGTGGTTAATGCTGCAACAGGATGAACCTGATGATTTTGTGATTGCCACTGGAAAGCAGTATTCAGTTCGTGAATTTGTAGAAAGAGTTGCTCCTTACTTTGGAATTACAATTGAATGGGTTGGTGAAGGTGATGATGAGATCGGTATGGATAAGCATACTAGAAAAACAATTATTGCAGTCCATCCTAAATATTACCGTCCTGCTGAAGTTGAAACTCTTCTTGGTGATCCTACCAAAGCAAAAGAGAAACTAGGATGGGAACCTGAAATTTCTTTCGATGAACTAATTGAGGATATGTGTATCTATGGACAATGATTCAAGAATTTTTCTTGCTGGTCATAACGGTTTAGTTGGGTCAGCAATTCTTAGAAAGTTAATAAGAGACGGATATAAAAATATTATTCTTGCTGATAGATCTGTTGATCTTAGGTATTATGATCAAGTAAAGTCATTTATTTCAAACTCATCCCCAGATTATGTTATCTGTGCTGCTGCAAAAGTTGGTGGCATTCTTGGTAATAGAGATTATAAAGCAGATATCATCTGGGATAATCTAATGATTCAATCAAATCTGATTGATCTCTCATGGGATTGGAATGTTAAAAAACTTCTTTTCCTTGGATCGTCATGCATTTATCCAAAACATGCACCGATTCCAATCAAAGAGGAATCTCTATTGACTGGTCCTTTGGAACCAACGAATGATGCTTATGCAATTGCAAAGATTGCTGGTATTAAGATGTGTCAGTCATATCATGAACAGTATGGATGCAATTTTATAAGTGCAATGCCTTGCAATCTATATGGACCTGGTGATAACTTTCACCCAGAAAAGTCTCATGTTCTTCCTGGATTGATTCGTAGATTCCAAGAAGCAATGGAGGAGAATTTACCAACAGTAACTTGCTGGGGTGATGGTTCACCTTTACGTGAGTTTCTACATGTAGATGATCTTGCTGATGCGTGTTTATATCTGTTGAATAATTATGATGATCCACAGCAAATTATCAATGTTGGATCTGGAATTGAAGTTTCAATCAAGGAACTTGCAGAGACTATTGCCGATGTGGTAGGATATACTGGTCATATTATGTGGGATACTGAAAAACCTAACGGAACAATGCGTAAGGTAATGGATGTTTCTCGTATGAAATCTACTGGATGGGAACCAAAAATTAATTTGCGTGAAGGTATTGAGTCTACCTATAAGTGGTTCCTTGAATATCAAGGTACAGCTAGAGGTATGGATGATATTGAAGGTGAAGTGAATGAGATTCTTAAAAATAATTGTTGTAAAGGGTGTAGTGAAGGATGAAAACAGCATTAGTATGTGGGGCAGGTGGATTCATCGGAAGTCATATGGTTCGTCGTCTTAAAAAAGAAGGATATTGGGTTCGTGGAGTTGATCTAAAGTATCCAGAGTTTTCAGAAACAGAAGCAGATGAGTTTATCATTGGTGATTTGACTGATGATGCATTAGCATTAAATGTTTGTAATCGATCTTTTGATGAGATCTATCAGTTTGCTGCTGACATGGGTGGTGCAGGTTATCTCTTTACAGGTGAGAATGATGCAAATATTATGCATAACTCTGTTCAGATTAATCTGAATGTTTTAAGAGCAGCATCAATTACTTCGATTGATACTACAAAGATTTTCTATTCATCTTCTGCCTGTGTTTATTCAGAACTCAACCAGGAGGATGTGAAGCATATCGATACATCTGAGGCAAGTGTATATCCTGCACAACCAGATTCTGAGTATGGATGGGAGAAACTATTCAGTGAGAGACTCTTCTTTGCATTCGCAAGGCAGTATGATCTAGATGTAAAGGTTGCCCGTTATCACAATGTGTTCGGTCCTGAGGGCACTTGGACTGGTGGTAAGGAGAAAGTACCTGCTGCTATGTGCCGAAAGGTTGCAGAGGTTCCTGAAGTTGGTGGACATGTTCAGGTTTGGGGTAATGGAGAACAGACAAGATCATTTCTATTCATTGATGAATGTATTGAAGCAACATATCGTTTGATGCAATCTGATTGGAGTGGACCAGTTAATATTGGTTCTGAAGAGATGGTTACTATTAATCAACTTGTAGATATTGTTTCTAATGTTGCAGGAAAACCAGTTCGTAGAGTTCATAAGATTGATGCTAACTGTATTGGTGTTAAGGCACGTAACTCAAACAACGATTTGATTCGTAAGATGTTAGAATGGGACTATACAATGTCCTTAAGAGAAGGTATTGAGATTACATACAATTGGATTAAGCAGCAAGTTGAGGAGAGTGCTCGATGTTCCTAGTAGCAACTACAAGGTCGTTATTATATGTCCGTGAAGATAACGTAATTACTCCTGTAGATCGTGGTAAAGGTCTTTACTATGGTCTATCAAAAAGTTTCGGTAAGTATTATGTTGCTTGCCGCAATAGTGATCCAACTCATACTAATACTTTTATTCCACCAGAACAAGAATCTGGTGATATTATGGTCTTAGATAATAAACTAAGGTCTGAAGCAATTCTTGAACCAGAAGATTTTAAACTACAAGACCTTCATGGTATTGGATTCTGGTCTGGTAAACTTCTTTGCACATCAAGTTATGGTGATTACATTGCAATCTATGATGGTGAGAAGTGGGATCGTTGGCAGCCAATTCCACCACGAAGGAACTGTAATTACAGAGATAGTCATCACCTAAACACTGTCTACGGAACTGACAATCGTTTATATATCCTTGCACACAACTGGGATAATGGTAGTTACATTCTTGAGTTTGATGGTATTGGTCAACCACCAAGACAGATCCATAATAATATGGGTATTCAATGTCATGACTTGTGGTTACACAAAGGTGACATCTACACTCTGAGTTCTAAGGAAGGATATGTAAGATCTACTGGTGGTTTTGTAAAAGATCTTGGTGGATGGGTACGTGGTTTTGCTCATGTAGACAATCACTTTTGGGTTGGTGTTTCACCTACATCAAAGAGAAGTGATCGTGCATTTGGTGATGGTATAATTCGCAAGTATGATGAAGATTGGAATCAAGTTAGTGAACTCGTTTTAGAAGACGAGGGTCAAATTTTATCAATCCTTGACATTGGACGCAAGGCATCAAACCCACAATTAGCAATGATATGAATTGTAATGATTAAAGTAAAATATCAGATTAAAGAGTATTCAAATACGACACTCTTTAAATTCTTTAAAACTGAAGAGCAAGTAGAAATGTTTAAATCTCAAAACCCACATTATATTTTTGAAAGACCTTTGGAGTAAATGATATGAAGATTTATATTTGGGGACACAAACTCCACGAACACACTCACAGTTATATACATGCTTCATACTATAAAGCATTTGATTATTTGGGACATGAAGTTTATTGGATTGACTCTAGAGATGATATAAGTCAATATGATTTTAGTGATTCTGTCTTCTTTACAGAAAATTTTGTAAAAGGTGGGATGCCTCTGAGGAAAGACTGTAAGTATATTACACACCATATTGATACAAAGTATCTAACTAATGCTGGTGTTCCATATGAAAATGTTCTCAAGTTGGGGAACTATCTTCCAAGTCTAGAGATTCATGAGAAGGTAGATCATCTAGCATATTGGGACAAGTCTACTCGTACACTATATCAAACTTGGGGAACTGATTTACTTCCACATGAAATTGATGAGAATAATCCTGCTAAGTTTGATCACAATAACAAGTCTTTAAATTATATTGGGATGTTATATGAGCAAGGACCTTGGTGGGCACAATTATTTGCAGATATCCTTTGGGAAAAGAAACGAGTTGAGTTTAAAGTCTTCACACAGAATGCATCGTTTGAAGAAAATCTGCAGATGGTTAGGTCATCTTATCTGTGTCCTGATTTTAGAAGTGATTGGCACTTGCAATGTGGGTACATTCCGTGTAGAATATTCAAGAATATTAGTTATGGCAGAGTGACTGGAACAAATTCACCATTTGTAAAACGTGCATTTGGTGAATACGTTGCATACGGTGGTACACCAGACACACTATACTCAAATCTACTAGAAGCAGATGCTGGTGGAGATATTGACATTAGAGAAGCAATGCTTTTCGTCAAAGAAAAACATACATTCATTAACAGAGTTAACACTATCTTGAAGTTCTTATGATCGGTTTTAATCATTTAGGTCAGCACGGAAGACTTGGCAATCAAATGTTTCAATATGCAGCACTCCGTGGCATTGCTGCAGTACATGGATATGATTTTTGTATTCCTCAATCTAATTTTGCAGATGAATGGAAGGATCATCAATTATTTGAAACTTTTAAACTTCCTCACAATAAAAATCGTGGGTTTCAACTTCAACCAGATTATTATCAGGAGAAGCAATTTCATTATGATCAGGAGTATGTAGATAATTGTCCCGATCAAACTTGTCTATTTGGATATTTTCAAACTGAAAGATACTTTGAGAATATTGCTGATAGTATTAGAGAAGACTATACTTTCCATGATGAGATTGTAGAGACTTGCACCGAATTTATTGAGCAAGTAGACAATCCTCTTGCACTTCATGTTCGTAGAACTGATTATGTGTCTAAGGCAGTAGATCATCCACCATGCAGTGCTGAATATTATCAAGAAGCATTGGGTAAGTTTGATGATGACCGCAATGTAATTGTATTCTCTGATGATCCTGTATGGTGTAAGGAACAAAGTATCTTCTCTTCAGATCGTTTCATGGTTGCTGAAGGAAATGATAATCGTTATGATCTATGTTTGATGTCTCTATGCAATGACTTCATCATTGCTAACTCTTCTTTCTCATGGTGGGGTGCTTGGTTGGCAAATCGTGGAGGAGTAGTTGCTCCTGCTCGGTGGTTTGGTGAAGGATATACTGCAAAAAATGATACTCGTGACATTGTTCCCAGTAACTGGTTGAAAGTATGACTGACCTATCAGTTGCTATTCCTACTTATGAAATGGGTGGTGTAGGACCAGATTATCTTAGAGAATTGTTTTCAAGTATTGCAAAGCAAACGTTTAAGAATTTTGAGGTTTGTATCTCAGATCATTCTAAGGACGATTCTACTCTTGAAGTATGTGAAGAGTATTCTCAAGACTTTACGATTCAATACTTTAAGAACGTAGAAGATCGTGGTAATGGTCCAGCAAATACAAACTCCGCAGTTGAGATGTGTTCTGGTCAATACACCAAACTCATCTTTTCAGATGATCTTTTTATTGATGAGAATGCTTTTGATATCATTGTTAGAACACTTAAAGAAACTGATTGTAAGTGGTTATTCAGTGGGTTCAAACATACGTCAGACGGCAGAAATTTTGTAAGACCCATGATTCCTAGATGGTGTGATATGATGTTAGAGGGTAGAAATCTTCTTGGTTCACCTTCTTGTGTTGCATTTGAAACGGAGAGTTTTGTGGGATTTGATTCTAAATTAAAATTGCTAATGGATACCGACTTCTATCACAGAATGAAGTGTCAAAATGGTGATCCTGGATTAGTTGAACAATACTTAGTTGCTAATCGTGAACACCCAAATAGAATTAGTTCTTCTAATGTGGACTACAACTATCGATTCGATCATCCAGAAGGATCATGGGTTGTAAATAAAGAGGAATTAGATTACGTTTTAGAAAAGAATAAAAGATGAAAAAGATCGACCTATCTAATGCAACCTTCATTGTTCCAATCAGATTAGAATCTGATGATCGATTGAGGAATGTAATTACGAGTTTGTGTTATATTCTTGCAAACTTTAAAACAAATGTCATAGTACATGAAGTTGATTCCGAGTCTGTATTTGCAGAAAGTGCTTTACCACAGATTACGGAATTTCTTGAT